GCTTACTCAAAGTATCACATGTTCCGAAGATAGAACATTTGTATACGTCATGCATCACCTTTGGATACAGAGGCCTAGCAGCTAGCAGATCGAGGATAAATTTATCCCGGTTGCGATCGTTGTGGATCAGCAACGACTTGATGTCTTTGTTCCTTGTAATCTTCAAGAGGGTACCTCTCATCCTAGAAGCCATCATGGACGAGGGAGGAGATTGTCGAGCAATAGGAATCGAGAATGGGTCAAGAATAAGACCCTCGTGATTGACTTTGTCTGCTGGATCAAGTACCAAACCGTCTTCTAACAACTCCAGGTAAATAGCCACTTCCTTGATGCTACGGAACATATGAAGGGAGACCAACGAAGATGCAAGGGGATCTTGGTGCCCACGATACAAATACTCAGCCAGAGTTGAGACAGGGAGTCCTCCAAGATTGGAAGGAACTAATGTTAATAGGATATCCCAGTTCGGAGCAGCCCCGGCGGCAAGTATACCTCCTAATGCAGATGATATGTGATCTGCGTGCAGGAAAGATTGTCGGAACTCTCGTCTTATGAGCCAGTTTTCTACGAACTTAGTGAAGAGGAATATAGGTAAAGTATACCCCGAACGATCAGTCGAGGATGCCCCTGTTGCAGAGATATTCGAGTATACCTGAAACATGTTAGGGACGTCTGGTGTAGTAGATGGAAACATCCTTGATATTGACTTACAAGTCGTCTCTAGTACCCTACCTTTGAACCACAACTCTTTACCGTAAGAGGTAAATCCTGTCCCGTAAGTGCATTCTTCTGCCTTTAGCTCATGTCCGACGGATTCTGCAAACCTCGAGCAAGCCTCTGTTACCTCCTTGGCTAACACCCGGGTTCGCCGTTGGAATTCCTCCCAAGTTTCGTCGTCTTTTCTTAAGTTCTCTACAAAGAGCACCTGATTATCTCCTTGACCGACCAAGTTGTAGCGGAGTCCAAAAGGCCATATAGCCGCCTGAATTATGCATATAGTGGCAGCAGTCCATCCCTTCTGGAAGATTCCTTCCATGCCTGTAGGGTGTCCATTCCAAATCCCTGGCTGATCTGGTATGATCCCTCCTGTACGCTTGGTCAGCTTTGGGGTGAATGATGAGTGCCGCAAGACGACCATACACTGTTCGTAGAATTCGTGAACTACATCATATAACCTATC